CCCCAGAGTCTTTCTCGCAGTTATATCATCAGATGTGGGTATCGTCTTTTAGTCCTTTTAAAGATTACAAAAATTTCTACGGCTGGGCAAGAGATTACGTTGAGATACGCCAAAAATATTTGTATGGTAAGACGATTAATGATTACTCGTTTGCCAAAAGAGAACTTATTAAACTCCAAACATCTCACCTTTTTCTTGCCTTCACCCAAGAACAAGCAGGATTTACAGAGTTAGTGAAGGAGAATGTTTTGTATGTTAAGATGGAGGAAACAACCTATAAGTTTGCTGAAAGGCTTCGTATCGACAAAGTAATTACAAACAAAGAAGGAAAAAGTGTGCTTGGAGATACCGCAGTAAAGCTAATGAACAAACTCCATCAGATTTATAGTGGCTCTGTAATTGTAGATAATCCTGAAAGGTATGGTCACGTAATAGATTATACAAAGGCAGAGTTTATTAAACAATACTTCGCTGGGAAGAAAATCGCCATCTTCTACAAATTCCAAGCCGAGAAAATGGCAATCAAATGGATAATGGGGAAATGCTACGAAGACCCTAATGAGTTTAATAATTCCAATGATGGGTGCTTTATATCACAGATAGTTAGTGGAAGAGAAGGAGTGAATCTCAGTACTGCTGATGCTTTAGTGTTTTATAATATTGACTTTAGTGCAACATCTTACTGGCAAAGCCGAGCAAGGATACAAACTAAGGATAGGATTAAAGAGGCACAGATATATTGGATATTTAGTGAAGGTGGGATAGAAGATAAGATATACAAGGCAGTGATGGATAAGAAGGACTTCACATTGGCGCATTTCCGAAAAGAATATAGTCTTTAACTTGTCTATAACATATTAGTTACTATATTCGTCTAAACAAACTCAAACACTATGTCACAACAACAACACTTGACTAAGAAACTCGACTGCACGATTGCTTACTTACCAAAGTATTTAGGATTATCAGATGACTCTTATGAAATTAGAGCCGAGCTTGAGGATTTAAGATGCTTTTGGTACTCAGATTACTCAGCCAACCACCAACAAGCATATTTTGAGGTTGGTCACCTTAGAACTGACTTTTTCGTAAATTTTCAAATACCTTTGGAAGAGCTTACCCAAGATGAGATAGCAATGCTAAGTGTAAGATGGGTGTGTTATACGGACAATGATACTTTATATGGCTCAGTCCCATTCACAACTGACAACCAAACTATACCTCAAGTTGATTTTGATGTCGAGGTAAGTAATGGTTTAATACAACCTATGGAATTAATTTTTCACGTTGATCAGGGTTGGATGCAAATAAAATAATTATGACCAGAGAAGAATTTATTAATAAATATGCAGATTATTTAGAAGATGATAACCTTTTATTTGCTGATGGATTTGATCATGCTTTAGTTGGAATAGATATGGTAAATGTAAAGGTGATATATGATTATAATAAAATGCTTGACATATTAGTTGAAGATGGTATGTCGATTATAGATGCAATAGAACATTTAGATTATAATGTTATAAATGCTTATGTAGGAGAAAAAACCCCAATTTACATAATATGAAAGAATCACAACTGCAAACACAAATTAAGAACCGCCTAACCAAGCACGGATGGTTAGTGGTGAAGATTATCAGTTCGTCAATGAATGGAATCCCTGACCTAATGTGCATTCGCAAGGGTGTGGTGATGTTCCTCGAAGTTAAGACCGATGTCGGTGTCGTGGCACCACTGCAAGAGTATGTTATGAAAGTGCTGAATAGCCATCAAGTACATAGCAGAGTAGTAAGATCAGTAGAAGATGTAGATGTTTATTGTCATAAAACATATTAATAAATGCACACTAAATACTTAGACTTTGGAGTTAATGTTATTGCGGTAAATGACAAGAAACAAGCCATCTTCCCTTGGAAGGAATACCAATCGAAACCGATCAGTAAGCCTGAATTAGAAAAGCAATTAGCTGACCCACGAGCCAAAGGCATTGCAGTAATCTGCGGAGCGGTCAGCGGAGGACTTGAGGTAATTGACATAGATACAAAGTATGAAACTTTCCCACTATGGGAACAGATTAAGAATAAGATACCACAAGATATTTTCGATAAACTGCACATTGTAAATACTAAGAGTAATGGCTATCATCTGTATTATAAATGCGAAGAAATAGAAGGTAATCAGAAACTTGCCCAGCGATTACCAAGCGCTGATGAATTGCACAACAACCCACAAATCAAAACCTATTGCATCATCGAGACAAGAGGTGAGGCTGGGTATGTAGTTGCGCCACCATCAGAAGGCTACACCATCGTGCAGAAAGGTATTAATATTATTACCATCGAAGAGAGGTCTACACTATTTGAAGTGATGCGTAGCTTCAATGAAATAATAGAAGAGCAGATAATAGAGGCGCATCAGCGACCAAGCACGAAGGACTATGGTGTATCGCCATTTGAGGATTATAATAAGAGAGGGGATGTGTCAGCTTTACTCCAGTCACACGGATGGACAATAGTGAAGGAAAATAGTGAAAGGGTGTATTATTTACGACCTGGCAGCAAAGCAGAGCATAGTGGCTCATATAATAAGTCGCTTGGCTTGTTTAGTGTCTTTTCCGTCAACACACCATTTACTCCTCAGAAGGGTTATAGACCCGCTATTGTTTACGCTATACTTGAACACAATGCAGACTACAAAAAAGCAGCCAAAGCTCTCCTTGAGCAAGGCTACGGAGAAAAAAAAACCTCAGACCGACTCGAACGAACTCTTTTTAATAAAAAGCAAAATGGAGCTACAAAGGACGAATTGGTATCGCTCCTCGTCCAGTCCCATCGGAAATCTGTCTCGGATGCAACGGAAATGGTAGATAACCTCGAACAGAGGTGGGGTGAGCAGATATGTACTTTTTGGGATGTGTCAGAGCAAGATAGGCTCACCATCAATCGCTATAAGCTGCAAGTATTCTTAACAACCGTGGGAGGCTTTAGGCTTTATTTTTACGACCAAAATAGCACGATTTATCGACTTGTAAGGATAAAGGATGGTTTTGTAGAGGAGTCCTCCACAGAGCAGATAAAACGCTTTATAAAGGATTATATAGATAGGCTACCAGATAGCTTTGATGGTGGAATTACGCCACAAGATCTACTTGAACACATCTATCGTGGTGCTTCGGCTTTATTTAGTGATGCATTCTTTGAGTTTTTCGATAGAGCAGATATTAATTTTCTTCAAGATACCCAAGACACATCTTACTTCCCATTTAAAAATGGTGTGGTGTGTGTCAGCAAAGGCAAGATAGAACTCAAGACGTATGGTGAATTAAATAAATTTGTTTGGAAAACACAAATCATCGACCATCATATTTATGTTGATGATGGCTCGATTAAATTGGAAGAGATTGAATATTATAAATTTTTGTTTTATATCAGTGGTGAAGAGGCTGAGAGACTGATGTATGCCATCACACTGATTGGTTATCTTCTTCATACCTATAAAGACCCCTCACGCCCATTCTCGGTCATCCTTGCTGAAGAGACTGAGAATGAGGCTAATGGAGGCGGAACTGGTAAGGGGATTTTTGTAAAGGCTCTTGGTCATTTGTCGAACCTTGTTAGGGTGGATGGTAAGAACTTTAAGGTAGATAAGAATTTTGCTTTTCAGAGGGTAGATCTTGACACACGAATTTTAGCCATTGAGGATACTAGGCGGAACGTGGATTTTGAGGGTTTTTATAGCATTATAACTGAAGGCATAACGGTCGAAAAGAAAAACAAAGATGAGCTTTTTATCCCTTATAAGGATAGTCCAAAGGTAATGTTTACCACCAATTATACCATTCCGAATATGGGCAACCACGCTAAGAGGAGGCAGAAAGTGTTTGAATTTTCACCATACTTTGGTGCTGGAAAGACCCCTGAAGATGTGTTTGGTCATAAATTATTTGAAGATTGGGATAAGGATGAGTGGAATAGGTTCTTTAATTTGATGTTTAACTGCGTTCAAATCTACCTTGAAAGTGGGGTTTTGGCAGTCGAAAATTCAGATAAATTGCTTCGTAAACAGGTCCGTGTCCAGTTCTCGGAGGAGTTTTTAGAGTACTTTTTGGGGGTCATTGAAGAGAAGGGAGTGTGGATAAGTAAGGAGCAAATGTATAATGATTTTTTAAATATGACGGGTTTTGAGAAGAAAGAATATTCGATGAAACGCTTTTCAAAGGCGATTGACGAATCGTGTACTATTTTAAAAATCGTGTACCAAAGTACGCGATCCAAGGCTCATAACAACAAAAAATGTGTAAAGTTTGTAGAGACTGATTTGATAGAACAAGTATTATGATACAAAAAGTAGATTTGGGTACACGATTTTGGGCTTGGGTACACGATTGGTACACGATTAGTACACGATTAAAACGTTGATTATCAGTGCAGGTACACGATGTACACGATTTTTCTATGTTTTTTCTATGCCCACCTTTTTTTTGGCAAAAAAATATAGGAGTGGGTGGAGTAAGGAAAATCGTGAAAATCGTGTAATCGTGTACCCACCCATTTTTCTGAAATGGGTTTGTACTCGGTTTTCACTAATAAGTGTTTAGAGATTTTTGTCTTATTATTATTTATAGTTATCAACAATATTAATTTTTATAATATGATTAGTTTATCAAATGTTTTGGAGTCAGTGGTAGAGGTTACTGGTATTTATCCCGATGCTATACTTGGATTAAGGAGGAACAAAGAAATTGCAATGGCGAGGCATTTGTTTTGCTATTTGGCGAGGTTGCATACCAATGCTTCACAATTTGCCATCGGGGAGTTTTTGGGAGGTAGACACCACTCAACGGTTATTCATAGCATTCGGACCGCTAATGATATGCTAGATACCAATTATGAGGTTTTTGGAGATATGATCAACCATTGTAATAGCATCATCGCAATGAGATGGAAACAAGATTTCACTTTCAGCGTAACTATTCCTTATGGTGTAGAATTTACAAAAGTTAAGCAAGCACTGGAAGTTTTTGGGGTGGAGATAAGGTAAAAGATTTTTGGCAGATTTTTGGTACACCTTAAGGAGTTTTTGTTGGGGTTTTTGGCGGGAGTTTTTGTTGGGGTTTTTGGCATAGGTATACCAGTTTTGACTTTGTGTACAAAAGTACATATTGTCTTTTGTGTATGAAATACACATTATCATATAATAAATTTATATAATTCATTTTTAAGGCTATTTTTAGACGTTTTATGGGCTTCTGTTATGTGGTGAATAGTCAGGTATCATTTTAGTGTTTTAATGGCTTAAAATGGCTATAATTTATTATAATTGTTATTTACCTGGTGAGTAATTACCAGATTTTGTTTACCTGGTGATCAATTACCAGATTTTGTTTACCTGGTGATCAATTACCAGATTTTATTTACCTGGTGAGTAATTACCAGATTTTGTTTACCTGGTGAGTAATTACCAGATTTTGTTTACCTGGTGATCAATTACCAGATTTTATTTACCTGGTGAGTAATTACCAGATTTTATTTACCTGGTGAGTAATTACCAGATTTTGTTTACCTGGTGAGTAATTACCAGATTTTATTTACCTGGTGAGTAATTACCAGATTTTGTTTACCTGGTGATCAATTACCAGATTTTGTTTACCTGGTGAGGGTTCAATGGCGACCAATGGCGGTAACGAACCGCCCACGCGCTTTGCTATTGGTCGTAAAAAAATACCCTAATTGATAGGGTATTGAACTGCTATTTTTTATCGAAAATTTCAGTAATTAATTCAAGCATGGTTTTTTCTTTTTTCATGGCTTTAATGTTGTAATTATAAAATTATTTTTGATCCACTCCTTTGACACGTTTTTTTCAATTAGCTTTTTTTCAATTGCTTTTTTAACGTCCTTAATTTCGATAGGCTTTTTTTCTTGCTTTTTCATGTGTTTAATGTTTAATTTATTACAAAGTTTGAATTTTGTTTTTTTGCTTTCCCTTTAGCCACTAACCCAACAATACACTGTTTTGGATCATTAATCCTAAGGTCTGACAAATCACCATTGATCACTGGTAAACCTTTGTAAGTTGCGGGTAATTCGTTACGGAAAACAACAGCAATATTTGCGCCCAATTCAATAGCCTGTTCAACCTGTTGGTCGTTGCACTCAGAGCGGGAAAAAGTTAAATGATAGCGGCTATTTTTGTACTTTTTTATGTGGTTAATATTTTTTGTATAGTCATAAAAAATTAGATCACTGTAGAATTCATCTAAAAAATTTATCCCTGTATACCTAAGTAATAAACCTAAATGATCGACGTCGCTAGTTCCGTTTAAACGTATTGCAATTGTTTTATCTTGCTTCATTGCTTGGTCGTGTATTTTTAATAATTCATTGCCCAATTGGATGTAAAAGTTTTCTCGATCATCTCTGAAAAACTCAGTCTTTTTAATTCTAGATAATTGTACGTTAGAGAACACTCCGCGTCCTGCAGTATTTAAACAGAGTGCAATACACTCAGGTGATGCAAACGGGCACATGTTAACACCTTCTACCATGGTAGCGGGTGCCATATACATAATATACGTTTCTAGTTCGTTTTTCGCTGTTTTCGCGTTTGTTGATCCCTTAGACAATAAATTTGCAATTTTAATCTTATTGCGTCCTGCATCTGCAATTGTTGTGAAATTTTGTTTCATTTTAGTGTAGTTTAAGTATGTGTTATAATTGTTCAACAATATTGATAATTTTGAGCGCTGTAATTAATACAACAAAAAATAAAATTAGGGTTAATGTACTTTTGCGAATTTTCATAATTAGTAATTTATTTTAATTGTTTCAGTTGTTTCTGTAGATCTTGCTTCAATTTTGGCAAAGGACGGATCTATACCTTTGTAAGTTTCAGTAAGCTTACTTAAATTCTCCTTTGGTACTAAAGTTGCATAAATTAAATTGATAACAGGCTTACCTGTTGTGCAGTCAATTGGTTTAAAATTGTTTTCGCCGTTAAACTTTGCATAAACGCGGAAATAAGTAGTTAATTGTTTCATGTGTTTAAATTTTAAATTGGTTAGATAATACCCCACTGAGAGAGGTTGAATAATACAATAACGCTGAAAAATAATGCAGTGATAAGTAGTGACTGTTTCATGTGTTTGTTTTTTAGTGTTTAAAATATTTGAAGTTGGTAGGATGCTTCACCCCTATTAATTTTACTTTATTAAATATCTGTAATGAGGTCTAACAATTGGACCACACGCAATAATGGTCCACGCTTTAACTTGTCCTTTGTCATGTTTAATTACTACTTCAAAGTTCATACCAACATAACCACTATTTATTGTAAAATTCTCAGAAATTCCTTTACTTAATAATCTGTCAGCTAATTTCAATAATGAACTTTCATAGTGAAATTCCCCATGCTTTACTTCATGATTAATGTATTCTTGAACTGACATTGATACAATTTGTTTAATCCTGTTATACTCTTTATCTATTTTTTTATAATCACATCTTAATACATAGTTTGAGAAATTGCACATGTATTGGTTATACAAATAATTTTTCTTTTGCTTTACTAATTCAAAAGATGCAACTGCATCCTCATGCATTTCTTTTGCACTCTGAATTACCTTAGAAATATAATCCTGTTTTAAATCTTGTGTGGCAATTCGTAAATCACAAACTAAAGTATTAGCGACATCTTGTTTCATTGTGTTTTGTTTTTGTTTATACAAATATAATACAGAATAAATATAATATCCAAATTTTATTTATACTTTTTTTATATATTTATTTATTTAATATCTAAATTAATAGTTATTAACATAGTATTGATAAGTAATTATAACAAATAATTTGGTTAATTAGTAATTTTAGGTTAATTAATGACAAAGAAAGGGTTTTATATTAGTAAGCAAAGAAAAGGTGAAATTGTGTTAAACATAAACGTGCCTGACTTTATCGAATACCTTAGCACAATTAATAAGGTGAACGGCTGGGTAAAATTTAGGATATATGAGAGAGAGAAGCCGGCATCCAATGGTCTTACTCACAATATGGAGTTAATCATATTTAAAGAAGATACTAACAAAATAGATTAAACAGTTAATGAATAGTCAAACCGAAATCATACAAGAAGAAAAGAAAAAAGGTCGAGGTGGTTTCCGTCCTAATAGTGGTAGACCGCGAAGGATGGACGAAGCTGAGATAATAAAGAAGCTTGAACCCATGGCGGCAACCGCGTTTAAGGTGCTTGAGTCTAAGATTAAAGACGGCGATATGAACGCAATAAAGCTTTATATGCAGTATTTCTTAGGTTTACCAACCCAGAAAATAGAAAACAAAATCGAGGGGCAATTGAATCAGGTTAGCGTTGAGGTGGTCCGCCCTGAACTAGTGAAAGAAGAGGTGCTGGTAAACTAAAGTAGGGTAGGGGAGGGGTTGAAAATCAGCCACTTATGAGTCTACTTAACATAATGTATATTATATACGAAAAGTGGCAAAGGTCGACGGGGTAGGGGCGGGATACAATGAGAGGGACTTAAAGAAAATCGGATTTGACCGAGGCGGGGTAAAACGTCAGGTTTGATAGCAGTAAAATGAGTATACAACTTTTTATATATTATTAGTGTATATACGATGACCCCTATTTATACCATACTTTTCAAACTGATAAACCTATATTGAAATTTAATTTTTTCTATGAACGCAAAACTCCAAACTAACAAGGTCTACGAAATACTATCAGACTCAAAGAAGAGAATCACTGTAATGCAAGGAGGTTCTCGTAGTGGAAAGACTTACAATATACTTATTTGGTTTATTGTAAAGTTGTTACAAGAAAATGGTAAGACCTTAACAATAGTCCGACAATCGCTTCCGAGCATTAAGGGTACGGTGTTAAGGGATTTTATAGATATACTTTCCCGTCTTGGTATTTATAGTGAGGATAATCACAACAAGACGGACCAGATTTATTCTTTGAATGGCAATATTATAGAGTTTGTATCGGCAGATCAACCTCAAAAGATTCGTGGTCGTGCAAGAACGTATTTGTTCTGCAATGAGGCTAACGAATTGACTTATGAGGCTTGGATGCAGTTGATAATGAGAACTGAGGGTAAGATAGTGATTGACTATAACCCTTCTGACTTATCATCTTGGATTTACGATTCTGTTATTCCAAGAGATGATGCAGATTTTCATATTACTACGTTCAGAGACAACCCATTCTTGCCAAATGAGTTAGTCTTGGAGTTGGAGAGGTTGAAAGATGCTGACCCTAACTATTGGACTATCTATGGTTTGGGAGAGAGGGGACTGAGTCAAGACTTGATATACTCGCATTGGAAAACAACGGAGCAGATGCCTGAGGATGGAGAGGTGGTGTACGGATTGGACTTTGGGTTTAATGTGCCTACTGCTCTTGTTAAGGTTGTCTTCCACGAAGATGCTGCATATTGTCAAGAGTTGATATACGAGCCAAAGATGACTACTGACGATGTGATAGACAGACTAAAGACATTAGGCATAGAAAAGTGGGATGATTTGTATTGTGATGCTGCCGAGCCTAAAACAATTGAGAGTATAGTGAGGGGAGGGTTCAATGCCAAACCTGCTAACAAAGATGTGACGGAGGGAATAAAGACTGTAAAAGCGACACCATTGTTTATTCACCAAGATAGTGTAAATTTGTTAAAGGAAATAAAAAACTATCGTTGGAAAACGGACCGCAATGGAAACAAACTTGATGCTCCCGTGAAGTTTAATGACCATATTCTTGATGCACTTAGATACGGCATATTTAGTAAATTAACTATCCCAAGTGTTACTTGGGGTGCAATATAAAAATAGATGGGTTTATTAGACATATTCAAGAAAAAGGGTTTAGACCCGAATCAGAATGTAACAACAAATATTAGGGGCATCAACGGAGCGTTGTTACAAGAGTATGAGAATGGTAAGTATGTTTATGAAGGATATTTAGGAAATGCAGATGTGTATAGCATCGTGTCGTTCCTTGCACGTAAGGCGGCATCTATTCCGTGGTACGTTTACAAAACAAATAATACAGAGAAGGGTAGGACATCACTAATGCGCTACAAGCAACTAACAAAAGGCTTGGGCAATCAAGGTGCGTTTGAGAGAGCAGTGATAGAGAGGAAGAACGCATATAGTGAGAATATTGTGATGAACTCTGCATTAGCGAGACTATTAGAAAGACCGAATGAATACCAAGCACAAGACCAATTCCTCGAGAACTTATTTGGTTATAGATTTTTATCAGGAGAAGGTAATATTTACGGCAATGATGGAAAGATGGGCGGAAAGTTCGTTGAGCTTAACGTGCTTCCAACCCATTTCTTGGACATCTACCCCGACCCTAATGACCTCTACGGACTCGTTGGATATAGACTTATGGTTGACAGAGGAATAGACATTCCAAAGGACCAAGTATGTGCTTGGAAAACTTGGAACCCAGATTTTGATGCAACCACGAGAACTCACTTACGTGGGTTGTCGCCATTACGTGCTGCATACAAAACACTTCGTATGAGCAACAATGCTGCTGATGCGAGTGCGATGATGGCGGCTAATGGTGGAGCAAAAGGTGCAATCACTCCGAAGCCATTAGGAACGGTAGTGCCAAACTTCACAATAGAGCAAGCAAACATAATTAAAAGAGCAGTGAATGAGGACATAAACACTGTGGACAATAAAGGCAAGGTTGCAGTGCTGCAAACACCGTGGGACTATTTAAACTTTGGGTTGTCATCAGTAGATATGGAGCTTGTAAAGACAATGCAAATGAGTTTACATCAATGGTGTAGGGTGTTTGGTATGCCTGCGGTATTGTTTGATGTTGATACGTCAAGTTATAACAACTACCAAAATGCAATGCGTGACCTAATCACCAATACAATTATGCCAATGTGCTGCTCATTAAGAGATGAGTTGAACAAATGGTTGGTACCAAGATTTGGTGAGGATGTGTTCATTGACTTTGATATAACTGCGTTACCTGAGATGCAGCAAGATATGGAGAGGATGGTACGTTCTCTTCGTGATGCGAACTGGCTAACGATGGATGAGAAGAGAGTAGCTATGAACTATTCTAAGAAAGAGGGTGCGTGGGATATGAGTTATATCAATCAGGGGCTTGTGCCAATCACTCAAGTAATGATGGACCTAAGCATAGCAGATGATAATAGCAACGACAACAGACAAAGAGATATGGGCGATCGTGATGACGAGATTTCCGAAGATCCCTACGGAAATGACGTGCCTAACGGAGCGAACAATGAGGATGCAAGTGAGGATGTCGTATAAAATAAAACTTATCAATGAACGCAACGCAGCGAGGGACATATTGGCTGAAGGTGGAGAGGCTGCGAAGGACTCTTGATAAGAAATATAGTTCTTTGTTTTTTGGT